GCTTCAGGATTCATTTACATACCGTCTTCCCCTAAATAATCATGGGAACAATTAAATCTCCTTCCGGCAAGGAATACAACTGGTCGAATCCGAATCCACCCACTGAATCGGATTTCAAATCGATTGCGGATTACGAGGCAGCGCAAGGAATCTCTGCTCAACCTAAGCCATCTCAAGGCCCAGCCACCATCGCTGAAATGCGTCGGCGTGAGGAGCAGGGATTGGTTGGCGCGTTGCCTCCAGACATGAGCGAAGCGGTAAAACGATCCGCAGAGGTTGGAGGATTGGTGCCGTGGCAGTATGGCCAGCTTGCCGATCCTGTTGGAATGCTCGCACCAATGGAAGGTGGCCGAATTGATCCATCCGGACAGCTTACTCCGATGGCACAAGCTGAGTCTCGCGGAATGCGTAAGGCTTCAGCGTTGTATGCCGCAACAGTACCATCGCTTGTTGCTGCTCCGTTCATTGCTGGTCTTGGACCTGTTACTGGAGCCTTGGTGGAAGGCGGCATTGGGCTTGCGAGCCAAGGCGTGTCTCAAACGATTTCTCCTGACGAATATAAAGGTGGCGAGATGGCAGCAGCCGCTGTACCCGGATTCAACATTGGCCAAAAAGCCAGCAAGTTGAAGCAGATTACACTTGGAGTTGGTTCTGGAACTTTGACGTCCGCAGCTCAGGCTGGATTGGAATCTCTTGATGATGAAAGCGCGAATTACGAAGACATTCTTTTTCGCACCGGACTTGGTGGATTTCTCAGCATGGCTGGTGAAACGGTTCCGGGAGCTATCGGAGCAGTGGTTCGCGCAAGGAGCGTAAATCCAAGGTTGATTGCCGCTGAGTTTGAACGTCCGTTTACGCAGCAATTCATTAAGGATCGTGGAACTGAAATTCAAAAAGAACTTGAACGTCGAGGTGCTGGCGGATTGTCATCCCAATTTGCAGACAACATTGCAAGAACTCTGTACTCCCCGAACTCTGGGCTTAAACCTGATGAATTCAGAAACAACATTGCAAAAATAGTTTCAGATTCGTTCAGCCAAGGGTCATCATCTGGGTTATCCACATCTGAAATATCCGACTCAATTAAAACTCAGCTTGGCAATTACGTTCAAAATGCGGACAAAATTGCAGGAGAAGCTGTTGACCAGTTTGTTGCAAAATCTGAAAAGCTAGTCACAGATGTAACCAATATAATAGATCAGAAAAATGCTTCCAGAAACAAGAGATTGACTGATCTTGCTAGAGGTTTTGAAGGAAGGTATGCAATCGATTCTCAACCTTTAATAAATCAAATCAATGATCTTGAAGCTAAGAAAAAATTGCTTCCGAATGAATCAATTGAAAGAAAAAGGATAGAAGATGAGATTTCTGTAATCAACCAGAAGGTTCAAGATATCCAAGCTGGATCTGTGCGTGGATATGGCCCTGCCTCTGGAATATCAAAAGAAGAGCTTGGTCAACGAGTTCAGGAAATTGGACGTGAGGAGCTTCAGTTTTTTAAAGATGAAAGCAATAAAGGATATGGAAAACTAGAGCCTCAACTAGACAAGGTCAAAATAACTTCGACTGAAATTGGACCTGACGGCAAAGAGGTTGAAGTAATTAAGACCGCAAATCAGCTCCGAGAAGAGAGAAAGAAAATCCTTAAGGAAATTGATTTCAATAAGCAGGTTCAAAAAGCTGACTATTCTGTATTTGAAGAACTCGATAAAATTAACGGACAGCTTGACAAAGCATTGTCGAACGACCCCGGTCTTAAGGACTTGCTCGAAGCTGAAAACAAGTTTTACAGCACAGGAATCTCTAGGTTCAAAGGATTCTTCGCAGACAAGGTGCTTCGAGAGGCTGGAGAGGCTGGAGGTATGCCGGGAATAGTTTCCACGGTTGCCGGTGCCAGTGGCGCTCAGAATTTAAAACTGCTAAAGAACATGCTTGGCAACAGGTATGGAGAAATTGAGCCAAGTCTTAGGGAATTTGTTTACACGCAAATCAAAGGTGAAAATCCAAACGATTTTCTGAAAGGACTCACAAAAGGAAAAGGCGGGTTTGCAACTGGAATTCAAAAAGAAGTCATCAACGATTTGTTTCCAGACCTTTCTGAAATCAATGATGTTGCATCAAAGTACGGCTCGTTAATTGATCAAAGAGCAGTGCTTGAAGGCGAGTCTAAAAACTTGTCATCGCAGATTAATGGTCTGACAAAGCAAGTTGATGATGGTATTAAAGGCGCACAGGAAAAACTTAATGCCGTAAATTCTCAGTTTGACAAAGTTACATCTAAGATTGCCGTACTAAAGGCTTCGAATGTTACTGAGAGAGAAAATGAAATCATAAAGTCTCTTGGTAAAATTAGAGCGGAAGTGAACAAGGCTGGAGCCTCAAAAAGCGACGCTCTTGATTCGTTTAAGTTGGATGAAGTTGTTCGTGAGCTTTCAACGGAGGGTGGTCTTCCGCTTTACAAAGCTCTTGAACGAGCTATCGAGGTGACGAGTGCCGCAAAAGACAGGTTCTACGGAGTTGTTAAAAAATCAATGCAACCGGGTGGTCAGCTTGAGAGTTTCAATCCGTCAAATCTAATAGATTTCTTGGCACCGGGAAAAGGTGCTGAAATTTCATCCGATTATCGTGTCCGTCGATTTATGGAGGTCGTTGGGAAAGAGCGCCCAGACCTGATAAACGACGCGCAGAACATGCTGATCGGAAGGATTGTTTCTGAGTCTTTTAACGGCACAAAGATCGACACTAAGAAGATTTCGTCTCTTGTTGGAAATAGTGATGCTCCGGGCAAGTATTACGAAGCAACTCAAAGATTGCTCGGGGAAGATGGAGTTAATCGAATCAACACGGTTGCAAACCAGTTGGAGCGAGTGTCAGGGCTTGGAAAGCCAAGTATTTTCACAAAGATTGTTGCACCAACGCTTATCGGCGCACTTGGGTATAGGCTTTACGGGGAAGTTGGACTTGGCGTTGGACTTGGAGGATATGCTGCATACGGCAAGGTTAAGGAAGGGATGAAAGAAGCTGTTGACGCTGCGGTTGGCAGAATTCTTAAAACCCCAGAATACTTGGACATTGTTTCCAAGCCTTTGGATGCGGCTACAAAAGGCCAGATAGACAAGATTGAGCGCATGTGGCCGCGTATTTTGAAGATGGAGTCAGACAGGGTTCAGCTCAACAAAGAGGAACGCCCCGAATGAAAACTTCTCTCTCCAAGAAAGGTAACACCTATCAGGGCAAGAAGGTGACGCTAAACAAACCCTTCTACACGCTGGGTGAGCGGAAGAAGAGCGCGGTGTACGTTAAGAATCCGGCGAACAAGGTCGTCATCGTTCGCTTCGGCGATCCTGATATGACGATCAAGAAGTCGAATCCTGAGCGTCGTAAGAATTTCCGTGCGCGGCATAACTGCGATACGGCAACCGATAAGACGACTCCTCGGCACTGGAGTTGCAAAGCATGGTAATTTTATGGACAAGATGAAACTTGGCGGTGGCGGACGTTACGAGAAACTCGTTAGCAGTCTTGAGAGCAAGGGTGTCAAAGACCCGAAGGCTCTTGCGGCATCCATTGGCATGAAAAAATACGGCAAGAAAGGCTTTTTGTCTCTTGCTGCCAAAGGTCGTCGTCGAGCGTTGCGCGAAAAGGCTAACGCTTAGGATAGCGTCCTTTGACGTACGGCTTCTTGGCCGACTCCTTATCGACGACGAACTTCTGTGGATCTGCGTAGTTCCATGAGATGTCGCCGCCTGTACCACGCTGGATCATAATCGATCCGGTGACTTTTCCTTCCTTGTCCGTCATGCCGGAACGATCCGCTCGCTTCGCCATTCCGAGCATAAATTGTCGAGGTTGATTGAAACCAACTTCCTTCATCACAATCACCTCTCTGGCCCAGTTCGTTAGGTCCGACGATCCGAATCCTGAGTAGGCCATCTCTGCCACGCTCTCCGGTTTGTCGTCTCGACCTTTTGGTTTTGGAAAGTGATGAACGAGAATCAGGACTACGCCTGTCTCCATCATAATCGGCTGGAGCAAGTGCCGCGTAAAGTTCGCGCAGACCTCGATATCCGATGGATTGCCGCCCATGTAGGAGAGCAGAGGATCGATGTAAACTACATCGACCTTAGTCTTGCGAACGAGGCGGCGGAGCATCGTCGCGAAGTCAGAACCCGTTCTCACCGTCTCGCGGAAGAATAACATGTTCGCGCTCCGAAGACCTCGCTCCCAGTTCTCCTTACCAAAGGTCATCTGTGCAGCGCCCTTGAGCGCATCGTGCTGATCGGCGATATCGTTTTCCGCCTGAATGTAAGCTACTTTTAGCGCACGGACGGGCTTTACACCAAACCAAGCTTCGCCGGATGCCCACTTCAGACCCTGATACGCGGCCATCGAGCTTTTGCCGCATCCACTTTGGCCGACAAAGAGAAGCGATGATCCACGCCGAACCCACCTATCGCCGATCAAATTGTCAGGATCATTCTGCGGGTCGTACTCGATGATGGCATCTATCGAGAACTCCATCGGCATGTCCTGCGCGTCCATGTCGTCCTTGAACGCTTCCCAGTTCACTGCGCCCACATTGACGGCCAAGAGTTTCTGCTCCTTGCCATCGCGCATTACACCGGCCAGACGGCTGAACCGGCTCGCGTTCTTGTTCTTCGGATCGATGCCGATGCTTTCGAGGTAGCGATAAACAATGTCGCGGCGCTCGTTCCATTCCTCTCTATTGGCCGCTTCAACGCGCACCCAGCCGTGCAGACTCTTGCCGCCGGAATCTATGACGACCGATAGCGGGAGCTTGGACTCCTTCAACGCTGTCCATTGCTCATCCTTCGTCTTCTCGTCCATCTCGACCAGCACATGGCGGAAGTTCGCCACGCCAGAGTCCGATCCGCTCTCGTCGAAGCATGGATTGATACGGACGTATGCACCCTTGCTGTCGCTGCCATTCCACATGGCGCTGATGGGCGGCGTGAAATGGTTCTTAATCCATTCGTCGCGCTTGAGGAACGTACCCTTGGAGGCTGGCCTACCTCGACCCTCTTCGTCGAAAATAATGTCATTACAGATGCAGACAACTTCGTCCGATTCGAAGCAGGCTTTTAGGAAGTCGATTGTCGTAAACGGCGACGGAGGTTCCGGCATCGTTTGGATCGTGCGAACGACGAACTTGCCGGTGGGCGAGATTGGATTGCCGCCCTGACCAATGCCCGATTGAGCGGATAATAGCCAGCCACGCGGCTTGTCGTGCGTCACGGTCATTGCCTGATTCACCTTGTGGGCCAATTCATAGGCATTCCACGGTGGAGAGCATTTCTCGCTGTACTCGGATAGTAGTGCTTCAGCCGATCCTCGCGACAGCTCGAATCCATGCACCAGAGCGGTAGCTACTGCGAAGGTTGCGTTATGACCGCCTTGTCCACTGACGGCTCCGGGGGTGTTACGAAGCCATGCTCTGGCACGGTCGATATTTGATTGATTCATTGGATTCCAAGTTGTTTGCGCGCTATGTCCCCGCTTTCGCCCAGATCATTCGAGGCGATTTGCTG